AACGGAGCTGGTGATGCTGGCGCCGCGCGCGCCGTGGCTGGTGGCGACGGGCAGCATTCCGCCCGACGAAGTGACGAAGTGGGAAACCGCGAACACTCGCAACCACGCATACCTTGAGTATGACCCGGCCATGGGGCCAATGCCGCAACGCATCCCGTTCTCTGGCGTGCCCGCGGGTGCGTTGCAAGAGGCGCTGAACGCCCAGGACGACATGAAGGCGGTGACGGGCATCTATGACGCAGCGCTGGGCGCGCGCGGCAACGAGACAAGCGGCCGGGCCATTATGGCGCGGCAGCGCGAGAGCGATACCGGCACATTCCATTTTATCGACAACATGAGCCGCGCCATTCAATACGCCGGCCGGGTGCTGATTGAGATCATCCCGAGCATCTACAGCGAACGGCAGACCATTCAGATCCTGGGCGACGACGAAAAGCAGCGGGTGGAGCGGGTGACGGCTGCTGCAGGTTCGCCGCCATCTGCCGAAGACCCGCACGGCAAAATCTACAATTTGGCCGCCGGAAAGTACGATGTGACGGTCAAGGTGGGGCCGAACTACCAGACGCAGCGCGAAGAAAGCGTGGCGGCCATGACGGAGCTGATGCGGTCCTATCCGCCGGCCGCCGAGGCACTGGGCGATCTGGTGGTGCAGAATATGGATTGGCCGGGCGCCGACAAGGCATCCGAGCGCATCCAGGTGCTGCAGTTTGCCAAGGGCATGGAGATGGGCCTGCCCTATCAGGTGCTGGCCGAGATGATGCCGCAAGCCGCGCGGAAGTTCCCACCGCCGCAGCCGCCAGCGCCGCAAGGCCCGCCTGGCATGCCGCCACAGCCTATGCAGGGGCTGCCGCCTGGCATGCCCCAAGGAATGCCGCCTGCGCCTATGCCGCAGGGGTGACGACACGTCCGCATGTGCGGGCGCGCAGCGCTGTGAAGCGCCGCTTTCTCAGCGCCGGGGGCAACCCCGGCCCGATAGACCGGAATACATATGTCAGAGACCATCGAGACCGCTGGGCAACCAGGAACGGTTGACGAGGACCTGCGCGACGCAGCGGCAACCGCTGACGGCATGCAGGACGATGGCGCGGAAGGCGCCGACGAGCAGGACGAAGCCAAGCCGGAAGAGATCGAAGAGATCGAACTTTCGTTTGGGGCCAAAACGCTCAAAGTGGCGAAGAGTGCCATTCCTGACCACGTCCGCGCGGAGTTGGAAGACTTCACGCGAAATATTCAGGGTGACTACACCCGCAAAACGCAGGAAGTGGCCGAGCAGCGAAAAGAGGTTGAAGCGCAGCGCGAGCTGTATGGCAAACTCCAAACGCTGGGCGGTGAGGCCCGCAAAGCATTTTACGCGGGCGAGGCTTTGGCTGTTGAGTTGCAGCAGCTTGAACAGATCGACTTGCGCCAGCTTCGGCAGTCCAACCCGGACCAAGCTCGCTGGATCAGTGACGAGATTGCCATCAAGCGCAGCGAGTTCCATCGTCAGGTCAATGCAGTTTCGCAATACGAAACGGCGATGTCAGCCGAAGAGCAGCGCACAGTCGCCACGCTCGAAGAGGCCGGCCGCGCACGTCTCGCTAAGACTGTGCGGGGGTTTGACCAAGCCGCAGAACGTCAAATGATCGAATACGCGGTAAAGGCCGGCGTAAGCGAGCAGGACGCAAAGAAGTGGCCGCTGAACCCGATTACTGCGGAGTTTGCCTGGAAAGCGATGCAATACGACAAGCTGCACGCATCCACCAAGGCCGCAACTGCGGCAAAGCCTAACGCTGCTCCCTCGGCTCCGGTTCGTGCCGTCAGCGGGAAGTCAACCGGCTCTACGGTCAAGGCTCCCGAGCAGATGAGCGACGACGAGTATTATCGCTGGGAGATGTCCAAAACCGTCAAGGCGATGCGCCGCTGAGAGCGGGCCGCCTGACATAGAAAGGGAACGGAGCGCTGTGAAGCGCCCCGCGTAAACGCATGTCGAATACACTTCTTACCGTTGACAAGATCACGCGCAAGGCGCTCGTGATCCTGCACCAAAACTTGAACTTCATTGGCAACATCGACCGTCAATATGACAGCTCGTTCGCCAATGCTGGCGCGCAGATCGGTGATACCCTGCGCATCCGCCTGCCGAACCAGTACACGGTTCGCACCGGCTCCACCTGGTCCGCGCCGGCCATCACCGAGCAGTCGGTGAGCCTGGCCGTGAACCGCTATCGCGGTGTGGACATGAACTTCTCTGACCAGGATCTGACGCTCAAGGTGGAAGACTTCACCGAGCGCCATATCAAGCCTGCCATGGCTGTGCTGGCCTCGCACATTGAGAACGACGCGCTTTCCATGTGCAACAGCGTCTATCAGGCGGTGAACAACGTGGGCACGGCCATCGGCACCCGCAACGTGAACCTGGCCGGCAAGGCGCTGACTGACTCGCTTGCGCCACCCAGCGACCGCAACATCATCCTGAACACCACTGACCGCGTGGATTTTTTGGAAGCCACCAAGGGTCTGTTTCAGGACAGCACCGCGATCAAGCAGCAATACCGTGAGGGCATGATCGGCCGCATGGGCGGTTTTGACTTCTACGAAAACACGCTGATCCCGACCGCCACGACCGGCACCGCGCTGAGCGCTACCACCTACACGGTGAACGGTGCATCTCAGACCGGCGCCGCCATCACTGTCGCTACCGGCTCCACTACCTTTGCCGTGGGCGACGTGATTACCTTTGCCGGCTGCAACCGCGTCCATCCTGAGACGAAGACCGACACGGGCAGCCTGCAGCAGTTCGTCATCACCACGGCCTATGCCGGCGGCGCTGGCAACCTGGCCATCTCGCCTTCCATCGTGACCTCTGGCGCCCGCCAGAACGTTTCCGCCAGCCCGACCAACGGCGGCGCGGTGGTGAAGGTGGGTGGCGCCTCGGCCGTCTACAAACCGAGCCTGGCGTTCCACAAGGATGCGTTCACCTTCGCCACGGCTGACCTGCCGATGCCCAAGGGCACCGACATGGCCTACCGCAGCGTCATGGACGGCATTTCCATGCGTATGATCCGCGACTTTGACAGCGTCAACGCCCGCTACATCACCCGCCTGGACGTGCTGTATGGCTATGTGGCGCAGCGCCCTGAGCTGGCCTGCCGCATCCTTTCGAACTAAGGGGGCGCGGACATGGCAGTTTCAACCATTGGCGGCAATATCCTTGCCGCTGGCGTGTTTACCATAAGCATCGACGTGGCGTCTGTTGCGGCCAATATTTCGGCAGAGCAGACGTTTACCGCGCCAGGGGTTCTCCTTGGCGATATGGTGTTTGTGAACACACCGAGCGTCGGCACTGCAACCTTGAACGCGGGCCTGGGCGTGACCGGCGCCCGCGTGACGGCGGCCAACACTATCGGCCTGCGGTTTACCAACAGCACGGCCGGCGCGCTCGATCCATCGGCGGCGACTGCTTACACCGTTTTCGTGGTTCGCCCCGAAAGCGGCACGCTCACGAGTTTTGCGCCGTGACAGTGGGCGGGGGCTGCCAAAGCCCCCGCTCTTTTCCCTTGGAGGATCAAATGCCGTACATCGAATTTCCAAAGGCGCTGTATTTGCGCGGCTGGGACGATCTGAACGCCTGCGTCACGGTGCAGGATGCCGGGCAGGAAGCGGACGCCCGCGCCCAGGGCTACAGGAGCCTTGCTGAGCCGGTTGCGGAGCCGGAAGTGGGCGAGGATGCCCCGGACGCGCCTAAGCGCCGTGGGCGGCCTCCGAAGGTGATTGAGGCTTAGATGCGGACGCTTGTTGAAATGTTACTTGCGCCGCCGGATTACAGCGACCGATACAACACGCCTTTGCGCCCGGAGCGTGAGGCGGAATTTTTGGCGCTGATTGAACAGATGGGTCGCCAGCGCGATTTGGCAGATTACGACATGCGTGGCGCGTTTGCTGCTGGTCAGCTTACGCCGGATGGGCGCGGGCATCTCACAAGTCAGTTTAAAAAGCCAAACCATCCGACGTTTTCGCAAGAGAGCGTTTACAACGGATTAAATGGCTATAATGGCGGCCAATGGCAACAGGGAGCAGGCCAATCGTGGTCGTTCACGCCCAGCGCCACAAACCTTAACATGCACGGAATTAGCGGCTTGCGCGACTACTGGAACGAGCAGGAAGCGCCCGCTGGAAACGTGTTAAACATGGGGCGCATTCCCGAATGAGCCTTCTCACGTTATGCCAGGCGGTGGCCGACGACATCGGCCTAGACGTGCGCCCGGCTACCATTGTGAATAACCCGGACGTGGACGCGCAGCGCATGCTGCGGATGGCTGGCCGGGTGTGTTCCGACCTGGCCACGCGCGCGCCATGGCAGGCGCTGCGGCGCGAGGTGACGTTTACGACCGTGGCGGCCGAGACGCAGCCCGGCATTTTCCCGGCTGACTTCCATCGCATGTCGCCGGAAACGCTGTGGGATCGCACCACCAACATTTTCATCTCAGGCCAGATGGGGCCCACCGAATATCAATCCCGCAAGAACTCGCCGCTGATGGCGGGTTACGCCGGGCCGATGAAATATTTTACCCGGCGCGGTGATGCGCTGCTGATCTGGCCCGCGCCGGCGGCTGGGCTGACTGTTGCGTTTGAATATCAGAGCAATGCGTTCTGCCGCAGCGCGGCCGGCACCAACCAGACGGCATGGGCGGCCGATACCGACCTGTCCAACCTGCCGGAAGAGCTGGTAACGCTGGGCGTGATCGCCCGGTTCTTGGAGGCAGACGGCCAGCCCTGGCAATCAGCCAAGGCCGAGTTTGAAAAGCGGCTGACGCGGGAAATTCGATCCGACCGCAACTCGCCGCGAATCCTAATGGTAAGCGACATTTTCGGTGGATCGCGGCGCTTTAGCGGCGAGCCTGGACCCGATGGCAATATCGAGTATTACTACTGATGGCGGACGTTCGCGCGGCCTCGCTGCCGGCCCCTGTGGGCGGGTGGGACGTTCTGAACGCTATCGCGGACATGCCGCCTCAGAATGCCTTTCGGCTGGATAATTGGTTCTGTGAGCCTGACCGGGTGGAGACGCGCGGCGGTTACACCACCCACGTCACGGGCTTCACCGATACGGTTGACACGCTGCTGACGTATCGCCCGCCCAGTGGCGGCAACAAGATGCTGGCGGCTGCCGGCGGGTCGATCTTTGACGCCACAACCGCCGGGACTGTTGGAACTGCTTTGGCCATCGGGTTCACTTCCGCGCAGTGGCAATATGCGCAGGTGTCCAACGCAGGCGGGCATTTTATCATTGCGGTCAACGGCGTTGATGCGCCGATTGTTTACAACGGCACGACGATCACGGCCGCGTCTATCACAGGCCCGACCGTGGCCAATCTGTCCTGGATTAACTTGCACCAGCGCCGGCTATGGTTTGGTGAGAAGGCTTCGCTGGTTGCGTGGTATCTGGCGCCAAACGCCATTGCGGGCGCGGCGGTGCAGTTTGATTTCTCGTCGGTTGCCACGCGCGGCGGCTATATTATGGGGATGGGCACCTGGTCGCGGGATGGCGGCGGCGGGCCTCAAAACGTGGCGGCTTTTATCACCAGCGAAGGCGAGGCCTTGATTTACACGGGC